CATATTTTAACGACGCCCAACGTCAAGCGACGAAAGAGGCCGGAGAAATCGCTGGATTGACCGTGAAACGTATTATCAACGAGCCGACTGCCGCAGCATTGGCATACGGGTTGGATAAACAAGATAAAGATATGAAAATTGCTGTCTTCGACTTGGGAGGAGGTACTTTTGATATTTCTATCTTGGAATTAGGTGATGGAGTGTTCGAGGTAAAATCAACCGATGGTGATACTCACTTAGGAGGTGACGACTTCGATGACGTAATCATCAACTGGTTGGCAGACGAATTCAAGAAAGACGAGAACGTGGACATCCGGAAAGACCCGATGGCTCACCAACGTCTGAAAGAGGCTGCTGAAAAAGCTAAAATCGAACTTTCTAGTTCAACCTCCACGGAAATCAATTTGCCGTACATATTCCCGGTTGATGGAATTCCAAAACACTTGGTAAGAACCTTAACCCGGTCACAATTCGAGCAATTAACAGACCATCTGGTACAAGCAACCATCGAGCCTTGCCGTCGTGCATTGAAGAATGCAAACGTGAGCGCATCAGACATTAGCGAGGTTATTTTGGTAGGTGGTTCTACCCGTATCCCGGCTGTGCAGAAAAAAGTTGAAGAGTTCTTTGGCAAAGCTCCTTCCAAGGGGGTTAACCCAGACGAAGTTGTTGCCGTTGGTGCCGCTATCCAAGGTGGCGTATTAACCGGAGAAGTTAAAGACGTGTTGTTACTTGACGTAACCCCGCTTTCTTTAGGTATCGAAACTTTAGGTGGAGTGATGACGAAATTGATTGAATCCAACACCACGATCCCGACCAAGAAATCGGAAGTATTCTCCACGGCTGCCGACAACCAACCGTCTGTTGAAATTCACGTGTTACAAGGAGAACGTCCTTTGGCAAAAGACAATAAGACGATCGGACGTTTCCACTTGGACGGACTACCACCAGCCCCACGTGGTGTTCCACAGATCGAGGTTAGTTTCGACATCGATGCTAACGGTATTCTGAAAGTATCTGCAAAAGATAAAGCTACCGGAAAAGAACAATCTATACGTATCGAGGCTTCATCCGGACTCTCCGATACCGATATCAAGAGAATGAAGGACGAGGCTGCCGCTAATGCAGAGGCTGACAAGAAGGAAAAAGAACGAATCGACACGATCAATAAAGCCGACAGTATGATCTTCCAAACGGAAAAACAATTAAAAGAGTTTGGAGACAAATTACCTGCAGACAAGAAGCAACCGATCGAGACTGCTTTGCAAAAACTGAAAGACGCACACAAGGCTCAGGACGTTACCGCTATTAACTCGGCTATTGATGAACTGAACAACGTGTTCCAGGCTGCTTCTCAAGAAATGTACAATGCACAACAACAACAAGGCAGCGCACAACAAGGAGCCCCTCACGCTGATCAACAACAACAAGCGAACAATGGTGGAAAAGACCAAGAAGTAACTGATGTTGACTTCGAGGAAGTGAAATAAGTATCGGTAAACAACGATAACCAACGATAGAAAAGTGGGGTGTAGCTCAATGAGTTACTCCCTATTTTGTTTTTAGCACTTTCTAATAGATTTGCTTGTTTCTCGGATTTTTATCGTATATTTGTACCATATTTGTGCCGGCACTTAAAAGTAGATAAAGTGACACTTAATATATTGTCGGTATTGATAGTGAATAATTTATGTTTCAAAGACAGATATGCCAGCAGCAAAGTTCGAGATAGTACGCAAATGCAAGGTCTGCGGAGAATTGTTCAAGGCGAAGACCATTGAATCTTGGTATTGTTCTCCAAGATGCTCCAAAATTGCTTGGAAAAGAAACAAGGACGAGGAACTGAGGATGCAGAAATTGGATGAGGTTGTGAAGAAGATACCGAAATCCAAAGACTATATCACTGTTCCCGAAGCCTATGCTTTGTTCGGGATTAGCAAAGAAACCCTATATCGCTTGATTCGTAAAGGTGTCATTTCAAGTGTAAACGTAGGCGAACGACAAATAAGGCTCAGCAAAGAAGAACTGCTGAAACTTTATCCGCTACGGAAGAAAGCTCTCGCTAAGCCAAAACCCATAGCTAAACTGTATAGCTTGGAGCCTAAGGACTGTTATACCATTGGCGAAATATCCAAGAAATTCCATTTAGAGGACAGTACAGTCTACCTGCATATTCGCAAATACTCTATCCCCACGCGTCAGATAGGTAATTTCGTTTATGTCCCTAAGAAGGAAATTGATAACCTATATAAAGGAATGAAGCAATGAAGAAAGCGTTGGCCAATACACGAGTCTCGGTAAAACTCCGCAAGTCGGAATACCGCGAGGAATGGTATCTATATGTGGAAGCCTATCCGGTTTTTCAAGCAGACAAACCCACTCCCCAGAGAGTGCGTGAATATCTGAACCGTACCATCACCACTCCTATTTGGGATAAGTCACGGAACGCCCGAACCGACAAAGACGGCAAGACCACTTATAAGCCTAAACGTGATTTGAACGGTATCATCCAATGCAAATCACAGTTAGACCAGGAATCGTGTATCTATGCTGACAAGGTAAGAAGCTTGCGCCAAAAGGAATATGACAATGCCTCGTTATATTCAGAAACTGATGCTGAACAGGCTGAGCAGCTGGAGCGTTCACGTTGCAACTTCATTGAATACTTCGACTATGTGCAGCGGTTACGCCACGCCCATAGCTCTGATTCCATTATCATCAACTGGAAGCGTGTGCATGAACTGTTGAAAATCTTTGCGAAAGGCGATACCATCCTTTTCTCACTGATTGATTTGAAGCTGATAGAATCCTTCCGTATGTTCCTGTTGAACGCCCCACAAGGAGGTGGCAAGAAAGGTGTCATCTCGCAAAATACAGCATCCACCTATTTCTCCATATTCAAGGCCGCATTGAAGCAGGCTTTCATTGACGGTTATCTGACGGTTGATATTGGAGCAAAGGTCAAAGGTATTCAAGGTCAAGAAAGCCGTAGGGAATACTTGACCATAGATGAACTGAACCGTTTGGCTCAAACTCCATGCGACCCATTGTTGAAGCGTGCCGCCCTCTTTTCCGCACTGACCGGGCTTCGCCATTGCGACATTCAAAAGTTGAAGTGGTCAGAAATAGAGGTGTTCAACGGCAGTTACCGATTGAACTTCACCCAGCAAAAGACCAAAGGCGTTGAGTATATGCCCATATCCGAACAGGCATTTCAATTATGTGGTGAAAGGAAGGACGGTGAACAATTAGTTTTTGCCGGACTGCCCGACCCGTCATGGATTAACCGTCCAATAAAGAAATGGGTTGCGGAAGCCGGAATTACGAAGCACATCACCTACCATTGTTTTAGGCACTCGTATGCAACCCTGCAACTCGCCGGAGGAACAGACATTTACACGGTCAGCAAAATGCTTGGCCATACAAATGTCCGAACTACGCAGGTGTATGCAAAGGTGGTTGATGCGAAAAAAGAAGAGGCTGCCAAGACGATTAAGCTTGATTTACCGTATTGTTGACTATAATTTTATATTCTAAATCAAATTATTAGGTAAATACGTAAATAGTTTTATGTTACAATAAAATATATTGTTGTTTTTCGAAATAATTTTGCATCTTTGGTTATGTATAAGACAATAGAATGTAATTATATGGCAACAAATAAAAATATTAATCGTATCAAAGTAGTTCTCGTAGAAAAGAAGAAAACGAATAAGTGGCTTGCAGACCAAATTGGTAAAGATCAGGCTACAGTAAGCAAATGGTGTACTAATACAACACAGCCCACTCTTGAAACTTTAGTAGAAATTGCAAAGATACTTGAGGTTGATATTCGTGAGCTACTTGTCCCTACAGACAATCAGAAAATTATGATGACTATCTTGTAATAACTAATCTAATAGAATATGATCAGCAAATCTATAATAGAAAAATTACGTGAGATATATCAATCTTTGCCTAAGGTAGAATTGATAGACAAAGGTGATGGATGGGTGAACCAGTATGATCTCTTACGTGCTGTTGGGAAAGTCGGCATCAATTATAAGAATCTGGGGTACGAGCATTTCTATGAATTTTTAACAGATTCTGGATTGTTTTC